GTTTTCTCATTCATTTCCTGCTCTACTAAAGTCTGATCGGCGTTTGTAAGATCCTGCAGAACATTCTGCGAACTTTCTTCTTTTCCCCTGCTTCCGTATTTGGTATCCTGTCCTATGATAGCACCTGAAAACAAAAGAGAAATATTATTTTTACAGAGTGTTATCAGTCCGTCATATACCTCGCCTTTTGATGATGAAGCCGGAGCAAATTCAAATTTTTCGGTATCATCAATAATAAACCATGCCGCTGCTCCCATGTCAGTCATCATTTTTTCTGCCCTTCTGAGTGCCGCGGGATTCTGTGTATTGGTTTTCATTACTCTGGGCGGAATGCCTACAATTTCGCAGAGCTCACTCCAGCAGCTCTGGGCAAAACGCATAAACAACACGTGCGGGATCGCTTTATTGATAATTCCAAGATCTCCGGGACTGCCAAAATCCAACAGCCAGGATCCATATTCCGGAGCTTCCAGATAATTAATCCCTTTGTCTTCCGTGTAGTCTTTAACAATAATTCCCTTTGTTGGAATTACATTCTGTCTGGGAATCAGGTTTATCACCGGAGTTCCTGCCTCGTCCGGCAGCCTGTCAAGTTCTAACAGGGTATAACCCAACACCTGCGAATCAAGAATATGGCTGATGATCGTATTAAACCACTTGCTTTTCTGCAATGATTTGGTAAGCTCTTCGTGGATCTCACCGCTTGCTTTTTTAATGGAAAAACTGGCAGACAGGGTTTTGAGCTTTCTGTTCTGCAGCTGAGAGGTTAGATGCGCATCCTGCAATATATCCTGTACCAGATTATAGTAAGGAAACATTTTAGGGCTATCTGCATTATTAGCCATCGTATAGGCAGATTTCCAGACCTGAACATCACTGCGGGTCTGCGCTATGGATTTCGGAATGATCGTCCGTGAATACTGTCCGCTTGCAGCAGGCGCTTTTTTATTTTTATTATTTTTTGCCATTGTTATTCATGATTAAATTTAGGTCTTGATCCGTAACTGAATCCTCCGTTTTCGTCCTCTCCGGGTTCATCAGTGTCCGGAATCACAGGAAGCTCATCGAGGTTTACCGCTCCTTTAGACAAGAGCTTCAACCAATCGATGGCTCTGTCGTATCTCTTTTCTGCATTGTCCATCAGGATATCGACATTAGAGAGGTTGATGATGTAATATTTTGCGACCGTTATGACATGATTCAGCAGTAACGGATGTCTGTCTTCCCCTGTCTGACTGAAAATTTTCTCTACATCATAATGAGGACGCCCATCGAGATACTCCTTTTTGTCGTTCCAGGTGAGGTAGCTTTTAACTTCCGATATCGCAGAATTGATGGACTGCAGTACAATACTGTCATCACCTTCGGTGATCTGATCGGTCTGGTAATTGTAAATATTGTTTTTAAGATCTGATTTCTCGGCAAACATTGTATTTTGTTTTTAGGGCTTAAATTTTCGTTTATTTTAATTTTTGGTGTCATTATCTGATATTCATCGGAAACGGGATTTAAAAGAACTTTAAAGATATTTTAAAGGCTATGCTACCATTTGTTATTCGTACGTTTTCCAAAACTGTAGGTACTTCTGGTATTCCGGTTCCTTCCGCTCAGATATTTAAAAGCTCCATGAACCGCATCGGGGCCGTCATCATGTGCCTGGCTTCCTTTTTCAAATGCCAGAAACTGATCGATCAACACCTGCTGATCCGGAGTTTTGTGAGCGCCGTTGAAATAAACATCCTTACGTTCGAAGTAACCGGAAAGACTTTCGATACGGTCGTATTTGTCTGTTTTGGATCTTTTGTCTGCAACTACCGGAATATAATACCCTCTTTTATCGCCTTCAATATCAAAATCACTTACAAACTCATCCATTGCAAACAATCCTTCGATCATATACCGGATGTTAAAATTTTCCAGATGGTACTCCTCGTACATATCATACAGCCATTTAGCACAGTGGGCACGACTTTTCTGCTGCATATAGCAAAGCAGGATATGATATTCCTTTCCTTTGGATCCTACCAGGATCATGGCCTTATAATCGGCATTGGCTTTGTACGAAAGGTCACCATAAAAGCAGAGTGAATCATACTCACTGAGCGCATACGGAGTGGTATACTGGATATCTTCATACTTGAAAATAGCGCCATCTTCAATGTGGACGTGCATATATTCCCGCATGAAAGACCGGTACGGCGTTTTACGGAACTTCTTTTTCCAGTATCTGGCTGATGTTTTCTCGATCCATTCCGGTTCAAAGGTTTTTAAATCTTTTACCGCGCAGACGGTTAAAACCTCAAAATGACTGTCCAGGCCTTCATCGTCCGGATCATCCGGCTCGTCATCTTCATCCTCGAAATCATCCTCACCGCTGATTACCTGGTTAAAATAGTTTTTCAGGCGGTTGGTAATGGAATTTTTATGAAAGTTGTTGTTAGCATATACAAAACGTTCTATACTGTCCTCATCACTGTCAAAACAGCCCCAAACGTCCTCCGTAATAAAATCTACGGATTCCCGCATTAATCGGTCATTATTAACGTGTTTCTTGCTGTCTACGTCATCTACGACAATATAATCCGGTCTGTCTGCTTCTTCCCTTGCACCTCTGGGATTCTGTCCGAAACCGATCGACATAAACCTTACGCCATCCGAAGTGGTAAAATCACCGTCCGACCAGCTTCCCTGCGAGAATTTCTCGCCGTAGTCATTTTTAATTCGGTTATTAAACTGCAGCTGCGCCTGGATGCCTGAAATTAGCTTGTTGGCCTTTGGCTCTGTTTCGCCGATCAAAAGCATAAAGCGAAGCTCTCCTAATGCCAGATAAAGAAATAGCGGGATCCCCATATCGATATGGACGGATTTTCCCGCAGAACGGAACATTTCTGCCAGCAGGCGCAGGCGTTTATTTTTAATAATTATTTTGGCTAATTTCTTATGGAACCAGGCGCATTTTTTCTTGGCATAGTTGGGAAAATAGTATTCAAACCATTTTATATAATCTTTTTCAAGATTTTTTACCCTGTCCTGTTTTTCCTTGTCTGTTTCATGGATATTGACAGAAGTAGCCTGCGAAATTCGGAGGCAATGCTTATCATAGTCCTGAAGGAGCTTGAGATATTTTTTGTTTTCAATACTCATGAGGTCTCCATTTTAATCCTGTGCTGCAGGAACATTTTATGATACGGTGTACATTTATTGGCAAATCCGGGATCCAGCCTTGAAATGAAATTATCAAGCTCTCTTAATATTCTCTGTACGACAATGGGATCGGCCTGTTTATCGCAGCGGTCAAGTGAAGCCATTAATTTGGAAACTGCATCTGCCGAGAATTTTGGAAGTCCGCCATTCATAATGCTGATGGTCTCCTGCTGTAGTTTTTGCTTGATAATGGTGGGTGAAGCGTGAAAATTTAATCTTTTCTCTTCCCAGTCATATTTTTTAGCCCAGTCCCTGATCGTATCGTAGTGCGCATCAAATAACTCCGATACTTCCTTAAGATCCGCATCGATGTTTTCAATATAATGCGCTTCTGCTTTCAGTCTTATGCTGTCTTTGCTCTTTGCCATTAATAGGTTTTATGAACAAAAGTCAGTAAGGGGAATATTTTATGAAAATAGTTGTGAAATACTTTCACAGATTTGTGAAAGGACTTCACAGATTTATGAAGTGCTTTCACAACAAATTTCAAAAGAAATGCAGGCAGCGCAATTTTGTATCCTAATCAATAAGGAACACAAAATTTTAAGCCTATGCCCAGATTTGTTTTAAATGATGAGAGAGTTTTAAACTCCTACGGATTTAAAATTAAAACAGCCGGAATACATCTCGGTCGTTTCATTTCTAATCCTGTTATGCTTGACGGCCACAACAATTCCAACGCTTCCGTAATAGGAAGATGGAAGGAATGGAAAGCAGAAGATGTTATTCTTTCTGCAGATACAGACTTCGATATGGAAGATCCCAAAGCTGCGGATATCTCCGGAAAAGTGGACAGGGACTTTATCAAATCCGCTTCAATGGGTATTGCTTTTAAGAAAGCAGATTTTAAAATGATCGGCGGAGAATTGGTGCTTGAAAAATGTGAGCTTCTGGAGGCTTCCATTGTTGCTATTCCAAGCAATTCAGCAGCCCTGAAATTAACAATGGACGGCGAATCTCTTTCAGATACAGATGTAAAAGAACTCTGTCTGACGATCGCTCAAAATTCCGATTCCGACAATCTAAAAATTACTCATACAATGTTAAAACTTTCACAAATCGCATTCATTGCGCTGGGCTTTTCGGCTACGATGACGGAAGCCTCAGAAGACCAGATCAATACTGCAGTTCTTGCACTTTCCAAAGAGAAAGATGAGCTAAAAAAGAAACTGGAGCTTTCAGAAGACAAGGTAAATGCCTACGAAACTGCCGAAAAAACAAAAAAACAGGGTGAGATCACTCAAATGGTCGATGCAGCACTTACAGCAGGTAAAATCACGGCTGATAAAAAGCAGACCTATATAGATCTGGCCGCTGTCAATTTTGATCTGGCTAAACAGACACTGGAGGCACTGCCGGCAAAACAAAATTTCTCTGCAGGAGTGACCACTCCCCCAGGAACTGATGCCGTAACCACTATGGATGAGTTTCAGAAGCTTTCAACCGATCAGCAGTTAGCATTTAAGAACGCTAATCCTGACGCCTATCAGGCTATTCTAAACACAATGTCTAACTAAAAACTTAAAAAAATGCCTTTAAATTTTCCAGAAATTTGGGAGAAAAGAGTTCGCCTAAACTTAAATAAAAATGCTGCGGCTACCTTCCTCGATGGTATTACTGAGCTTGACGTAGATGTTTCTACGATGGGAGCAGGATCAGCAGGGGAAACCAACGTAATTCATATTCCCGTATCAAACTTCAAACCTGAAGTATTGATTAACAATACAACCTATCCGATTGCTCTGCAGGATTATGATGATAACGAATCTATTGTTAAACTGGATAAATACCAGACCAAAGTAACCACATTAACTGACGATCAGATCATCGGCTCAGCCTACGACAGGATTGATGCAGCAACAAAACCGCATACCGTGGAGATCAATGCCAAAAAGTATAAAAAAGCGATCCACGCTTTGGCTCCGGCTTCCAATACGGTAACAACTCCGGTATTTGAAACTACCGGACCCGATGACGGAACGGGAAGAAAAAGAGCCTGCTATGCGGATTTAACGAGAATTAAACTCGCCTTGAAGGATGCTACGGATCCGCGTGTCGTTTTAAGCTCGCTCCATTATAACGATTTACTCTTAGACAGAGCCAATTTCGGAGACAAGCTTGTGAATTATAACAGAGGCGAAGTTGCTCCCTATATCGCAGGTCTTTCGATCTACACATACGGTGACAACCCTCTTTATGATGATACAGGAAACAAAAAAGCTTTTGATTCTATCAAAGGAGCAACCGACAAAGAAGCAACGGTCTTCTTTGACGGAGACAATGTCGCCAAGAAAACAGGGATCACCAAGCAATATTTTGCGGATGCAAAAAGTAATCCGAGAGCCCAGTCCAACGAACTGAATTACAGACATTATTTTATCTGTGTTCCTGTTGAAATCAAGTTAATAGGATCTTTAATATAAAGACATGAGAAATATAAAGTATATAGCCGTGCATTGCACCGCCACAGCACAGACCGCTACAGTGTCTTCAATCCAAAATTATTGGGAAACCAACTTAGGCTGGAAAATGCCCGGCTATCACTTTATTATAAAAGCCGACGGCGAGATCGTGAATTTATTGCCTATAGACCAGGTCTCAAACGGAGTAAAAGGCTACAATTCTGTTTCTGTTAATGTCTGCTACATCGGCGGTATTGATAGCAATAAAAAGCCGAAGGATACCCGTACGCCTGCTCAAAAAGACAGTTTACTCAAACTGCTTAAAGAATTAAAACAAAAATTTCCTGCCGCCATTATTCAGGGACATCGGGATTTTCCGAATGTGAGAAAAGATTGCCCTTGCTTTAATGCAAAGCCGGAATATAAAAATATTTAAACCATGAAATTTCCAATTCTTCTCATTTTACTTTTTAATTGTTTGGTTTTATCGGTTTCCTGCAATAGCAGGAAGCCCGTAGAACCGGAAATTATTACAGAAACCAAATTTATCAAAGAGATTGTCCGGGACACTGTTTTTGACGTTCAGGCGGACAGCACCTATTATGATGCATGGATCGAGTGCGTTAAAGGTAAGCCGGTTCTAAGAGAACCCAAGCCAAATAAAACAGAGCCGGAAAATAAGAACAAAGAGGCTCAAAAACCTGAAAAGGCTTTACAAAAACCTAGTGTAACACTGGACGAAAACGGAAAATTGACCGTCGAATGCTACAAAGAGGTCGAAAAAGTTAAAGCTCAATTAACAGACCGTTACGAAAGTTTGCTCAAGGAGCATCAAAAGCCTGTTTATATCGAAAAGGATTTAACATGGTATCAGGAAACCCTGATGTGGATAGGAGGAATATCCCTCATTATAATTGGTGTTATACTCATTATTAAAATCAAAAATTAACTCTAAAATTTATCACAATGTCAAAAGATATTTTTTCAAACAACCCGACTATTGATCTTTATTATAAAACCTCTGACGGTACTCCCTTTTTTACCAAAAATGTCGCGCAGAACCACGCCAAAACCTTAGAGGATAAATCTGTCAGTAAGGTAACAAGAACGTCTCTTAAAACAGCAGTTCTGGTCACAGATGGCATTTCCGCAAAGGATGAAGTTAAAGAACCAAAAAAGGGAAAAACCGTAAAAACAGAACAGGAAACCGTAAAAGATGTAAAAGAACCGGATGCAGAGAAAGCAAATACAACCGTTCAGGAGCAACCTACAGCACCAGCCGATCAGGTTAAAGATGAAGGTTCCGCAGACACAGGCGCTTCACAGGACGACAGCATAGAAGATTCTGTAGCTGAGTATAATCAGGCGGTTTCTGACTATAAAGAGAAATTTGGCGAAGCTCCTTTCGAGGGCGCAGAGCTTAATAAAATCAAGTGGGCAGTACAGTTCAATAAAAAACTTGCAAAATCTTAAGCAATGAACGGAATAAAATTTATAAGAGGTAACGGTGGTCTTTCCCGGACTTTAGCAGGGAGTGACCACGTTTCCGGACTTATTGTCTACGGTGAGACTGAGCTGGCCGAGAGACTGGTTCTGTCTGTCGATGACTTAGACAATAACGATATTACTGCGGTTTCACATCCTGTTTTACATTATCACGTATCAGAGTTTTTCAGAATTAATCCGGGTGCAAAATTATACATCCAAAACGTAGAAGATTCTGACGGAACGTATACCGAAGTAAAAACACTGCAGAATTTTGCCGGAGGCGAATTGCGCCAGCTTGCTGTATGTGATTTTACGACGGAAGCAGCCAATATTGTTACAAGATTAGCAACGCTTAATCAGCTGGCCATAGATCTGGCAGGGATGAACATCCCTTTAAGCCTGTTATTTTCTGTAAAGATCGGAACTGCCGATATGCTGTCATTACCCAATTTACACACGCAGAATTATGACCGCGTAAGTGTTGTGATCGGTCAGGATGCAGGAGGACGCGGAAAGTATTTAGCGGCTACAATGCCTTCAATATCCTGCATAGGAGCAGCGTTAGGATCAGTTTCCAAAGCAAGGGTACACGAATCCATCGCATGGGTAGAAAAACAGAATCTTGTTTCCACAGCCTATCCTAAAATTTTAACCAATAATGTGGAAATGGCGCGGGAAATGGATGTTTCAGGCTTCTGTGACGGTTCTTTGATAAGTGATTACACGCCCCAGCAGTTGCAGGCTATTTCTGATAAAGGCTATTTATTTGGTGTAAAATATACCGGTAATGCCGGAACCTATTTTAATGACAGCTTCACGGCTACCACGCTGGAAAGTGATTACACTTATATAGAGAATAACAGAACGATTGACAAAGGGATTCGCGGAATTTACAAG